CTATCTAAAATTATGAAAGACCCTAAATTCGATGGCAGAGATAGATTTATGTATAATTATCATGTCTTCGTTAAGATGAAGTATCCAGACACATGGAAAAAAAAAGTTAAAAATGCACCCGTAAAATACTTTGAGGACCAACACGCTAACGCATGGGATGATAAACTATTAAATGCTAAAGTAAGATCTTGGACACGATCTGAAAAAGGTTTCACCTGTACCCAAGAGCCCATTAGTTTGCATTGTAAAAAAGGAATATGCGTCAAGAAGAAATTTGGAGTTTTAGCTGGATCAAAAGGAACTTATCCAGAACTAACTAATTTAAAAAAAATAGAACTTGATCCTGAACCTGAATTTGAATTTGATGTCATTAAATCTGACGGATTCACCACGGCTACTGTACATTGTAAAAGCGTAGAACATGTAAACGATCAACGGAAAAGAAGAAACGCAATATCCAAGGATGCAGGATTCGTTCCTCCAATCATCAAAAGTGATCAAGCAGTTCTGGACGTTTTATGGAAAACTCAGACAGTTGTTTCGCCACCAATTGGTACCACTTCTAAAGAAAAACTCCACGATGTCTTATACGCTAAGATCAATGGGGCTAAAGCTCAGACTGATGCATCTTTTAAAACAGGAACAGTTTTAATTGAAGATGGCTATGCTTTTTTTAAATTTAATAAATTTTATGATAAATTAAAATCTAAGAATTGGAAATACAGCGAAGATAAAACAGGTACGATGATGGTGAAGACCTATGAAAAATGTGAGATAGAATTTATGGAGGGAAAAAGATTTCCTAAGAAAAAAGACCAATCAAAATCTAATACACCCACTAAAAATATCGTAAAAATTTCTATTAAAGAATTTGAAAACGTTCCAATTCATCACACTCAAATAAAACATAAGACAGAAATCATATGATGAGAAAAATACTCGGGCCTCCGGGAACAGGGAAAACAACCCGACTCTTGCATTATGCCCAGACTTTTCTCAAACTAGGAACCCCTCTTGATAAGATAGGATATTTTGCTTTTACTAAGAAAGCTGCTGGTGAAGCTAAGGAAAGAATGCTCGATCAAAATCCACATATCAGTGAAAAAGAATTAAAACATTTTAGAACTCTTCATTCCCTAGCATTCTGGAAATTAGGTATGAAGAAAAGCCAAGTGATGCAAGATGAACACTACGAGGATATAGGTAGGAGTCTAGGAATAGAAGTAACAGTTTACAGTACTGGAGAAGAAACAACCGGCTTTGTTGATTCCGATAGTGAATATTTTAATATAATTAATTCAGCACGCATTAAAGAAATACCGATTGAAGATGAATACAATACCGATATGTACTCTCAAGATCTTGACCACAACTTATTATATATTTTAAGAGATGAATTAGATAACTATAAAAAATCCTATCACCTCAAAGATTTCACCGACATGATTGAAAAATTCATTGTGTCAGAATTATGTCCAAAATATGACGTGGTTTTTATTGATGAAGCGCAAGACTTATCACCGATTCAATGGAAAATGTTTGATATCTTAAAGAAAAATTCTAAACATGTTATCTTGGCTGGCGATGATGATCAAGCTATTTACGGATGGGCAGGTGCCGATGTTAAAAGATTTCAACAAGAACCTGCAAAAGAAATAGTATTACCACAGTCTTACCGAGTTCCTAAGCTCGTTCAACACATTGCTGACAATATTTTAAGTAGAATACCAGAGGAACGAAGATTAGAAAAAAAATGGAAAGCACGAAATGAAGACGGGTTCATACATCATATTACTTCTATTGAAGATGTTCCTTTACATAAAGGGAAATGGTTAGTGCTGGCTCGATATAATGATAAATTAATAAAACTTAAACCTACCCTTAGAGACATGGGAATTTACTTTGAATATAAAAATAGAAAGAGCTATAAGACTCGTCTCTATGCTGCTGTTCAAAACTATACACGATGGACAAACGGATCCCAACTATCCATTTCAGAGTGCAAAGATTTATTTGAATTTTTTGGCAAAGAATTTCCAGAAAAGGAAGAAAGACTCTATGACTTAAAAGAATTTGGTTATAGCCACACTCAGCAATGGTTTGAGGTTTTTGAAACTGAACCTGAAGACAGTCTCTACATTAGAGATATGTTGCAAGGTGGAGAAAAATTATCCAAAGAAGCTAGAGTTAAACTATCAACGATTCATTCAGCCAAAGGAGGCGAGGCTGATAATGTTTTACTCATCATGGATAATACCAAAACTATCCGAGAAGCTATAGAAAAAAGCCTTGATAAAGAAGACGAAGAACATCGGGTTTGGTATGTGGGCGTCACACGTACTAAACAAAATTTATATATTATGGCAGCAAAAAAGGAGGCTAATGGATATGACATCGAAAGTATACAATAAACAAATTGGAGGATCTCACTACAAAGATATGGTGGTTCAGCCCAGTGAGTTTATAAATAAGAACAAATTGCAATTTGCAGAAGGAA